GTGTACCAGTACCAGTGAAACCACCACCATCAAACGACTTCATAATAGCACTCACTGCCATAATTCCAGCAATAGCCAATAAAGCATTAGTACCAAATGATGCTAAAGAAGTCATCATAGCGGCAGGAGTCCAAGCAGCAGTTTCCGTAGCGGCAGCAGTAACAGAAGTTGTTGTTTTAGCCGCAGTACCAGTAGCGTGAATAGCAGTAGTTGATGCTTCTACTGAAGCAGCAGTTGCCACTTCCCACATCGCCATTGCTTTCTTCTTAACCCAGTTGACTGCCATCTGAACGCCCTCAGTAACCAAAGAACTAACAACATTGCTCAATATTGATTGACCAATCTTTTTCATAGTCAAATCAGACTTCTCACCATATACAAGCATCTTAGCAGTGGCATCACCTATGCTTTGAGAGAATGTTCCACCTGGCCCAAATATCTCTGCGGCTTTTTCACCCATACGAGTAAAAATATCCTCATTTTTGGTATCCATATCATTCCAAACAGTTTCAAATTCTGTTTTGAAATTAACAAGTCCATCTTTTAACTTATCAAAGATGGTTAATTCTTCATCATCTCCACCTAAAATTATAGTAGGTGTTATTGGAGTTTCATTAACCTTATTAATATCCTCAATTATTTTAATAAGGTGTTCTCTTGTACTTGCGAAACTTATTGGCTCTAAATCTTCCATTGTCCTTGTTAAGGCAAGTTCAGCATTTAAATCTTTTATCTGTTCCAATGTTCTAAATGCGGCATCAGTTGACATTTTCATTCCATCAGCAAAACCTTCTGAAGCCCTAATATCATCTAATCTATCAAATAAACTTTGGATTTCTTCTTCTAAATCGGCTACTGAAGAAGCAAAAGGATTTAAATCGTGTATCTTTTTCATTGTAGAAATAAACACATTAGCCATCATCTCTACAGCATCAATAATAACTCCAACAGCAATCAAAACCTTAGTAGCCATCGTCTTAGCCACAGCACCAATACCGCCCTCTTCTTTGACCTTCATCTCAACCCAAGCACGAATACCATTAGTGATTTCAGTAATAGCAGGTGCTAATTCAGCGATTGCCCTTCTAAATGATGATGTTAGAAACCCACTTAAACGAGCCATAGCATCGTTGGCTTCTTCTACACCTCTAGCAGTTTTCTCGCTCATTACCAAGCCTAAAGCCTCAGCCTCTTGCCACTGCTCACGCATAGCCTCAGAGCCTTGCTCAAGCATATTAATCATCAAGCCACCACGAGCACCAAACAATCTATAGGCTAATTCAGCCTTCTCAGTTCTGTTTGTAATTCCTGCTGTAGCATCAGCCACATCTAACATCACATCCTCAACGGGTCTTAAATCTCCGTGTAAGTCGGTAGCCTTAATGCCATATTTCTTGAATATGTCAATAGCCTCGCCAGTGCCTTTAGCAACATCTGCCATATTGACTGCGAGTTTCTGTACTGCCTTATCTACAGCAGTAGAACCCATACCAGCCAAATTACCAGCGTGTCTTAGTTTTTGGAGTGATTCAACACTAACACCGATTGCCCTTGACATCTTAGCCATAGCATCAGTAGCGTCTAATGATTTCTTTACGAAGTAGCCAATAGTAAGTAGTACACCAGCACCAATAGCACCGAATTTGGCAAATGACTTACCTATACCACCAATAGCACCACCAATCTTCTTAGCGGCTTTACCTATCCTTAGTATTGCTTTTCTTGCTTTGTTTGCCCCACTAATTGCTTGTGAGGGGTCAACCTTAATTCCTAATGTTGCTAAGTTAGTTGCCATTCTTTTCACCCTTTAATTCAAAATAAGCCGACCAAGTTACAAGTTCGACTACACTAAAATCCATCACTTCGCTAATAGATTTCTGTAAACGGTCTGCCAAATGACAATAAAACATTAAGTCGTTATCCGACTTTAAGACTTTTTTACATCATCTACCGTTGGCTCATCACTAGCAATTTCTTCAACAATGCGACTAACAACTTCAGGGTCATAGGCTCTCATCATTTCGTTTAATTCGTGTGAACGCCATATAGCCTTTCCATCTTCATCTAACGCTCTCATAATCAAAGACATATAGACTGATTCAATCTGTTTGTCTTGTGAATATAATTTAAGGATTTGGGTTTGTTGTTTTCCAGTAATAGCACCTTTATAGTAAATCTTACCATCCCATTCAGGAACATCAATAGACAACAACTCGCCCGATAACTTCGCCTTGAAATGAGCCGAAGCGTTTTCCTTAATACCCACTATACATCACCCCAAGTCACAGCACCAGTTGCTTCAAAACTTACTGTTGTTTCAACCATACCATCTAAAGTAGTTGATATACCTTTCTCAGTAATTAAAGCAGTTAATGTTGCGTAATTGTCACCGGTAGTAGCACCTTCAGGATATAGATTTAAAGTAACACTAGCACCAACTGTCATAGCACCTTGACCGCTTGTATCTGTTTCATCCCAAAACGCAGTCATTGAACCACTAGCAGTAGTTAAACCTACTTGCTTAGTTCTTGCTGAATCACCCATTGTAGTATCATCAATAGTTTCAGCAGTTTCACTTAAACTAAAGTCCTTGATTTCTGCGATTGTATTAGAACCGACTTTTGCGATTCCTTCCGAGCCTTTATGATTAGCCATTTTTATTTCTCCTTATTATTTTTCTTAGTTTCAGACTTCTCAGCCCAGCCATTCGCCTTCATTTCTTCAATCTTTGAAGGGTGTGGCGTTACACCATCTTTACCACCATTAGGCGGATATAAAATTACTTGCTTTTTCATTCATCTCTCCAATATGGAATATTAACATTAATCTGATGAAACTTGTCATCAGCACCTACAGTAACAATACTCGCTACATCACAAACAACATCATTAAAACTAACACCATCAAATATAGCACTTATTGTATCAGCATAACCTCTAATTGTGTGAGTGCCTGAATTGACTGGTGCGAATATCTGAATACTAATAACTCCTGTGTGCCTCTTTAAGCCGTTAATTGCTCTATACCCACTAGTGCCGTTAAGAATATTAAATCTCACCCATTCCGCATTATTTGGCGTATCAAAATCAGCATTACCCCAAGCGATAGTAGTTGTAGTCCAATTAGTATTAAACCTTCCTTCAATATTAGTCCTTTCACTAGCAAAACTCATAATAGACTCGCCCTTACTTCATTAACTGTTATATCAACCATTCCAGCACTTGCTTGTTTACTTGAGCCATTCTCTAGGGTATTAATATATGGCAATGAATTAGTAATATAAATAGGCTTTTCACCATCACCTTTTTTAAGACTGACACCTTTTTTTCCTTTAGCCATTACATTGACTTTAGTGTTCTTTTTACCAACTGATAGATTCCAATTACCTTTAGCACGACCTGTATCAACTGGTGTCTTAGCAGTAATACCATCATATAATTCTAATGCCACTTTACGAATAACAGTATCAAGTTCTAAGTCTGTACGCTTAGAAAATCTTTTTAAATCTTTTCCAAATGATGCTACGCTCATCCTACCCTCGTCAATATCAATGTATAAGAAGCCAAAGCAGGGTCAGATAATATACTGTTAATTGCATATATCGCTGAATCTCTAGTTATGGTGTCATTAGTATCAGGCGTTACCGCTAAATCTCTACTAGCAAATATCATTGATAAATCACCAGTGAATTGAGTGCTTACATCATTAGCATCTACCTTTCCACCTAATGGGCTTAATACAGCCTTTAATGAATAAGTAGTAGTAGTATGAGCCACAGCACCAGTTGTAACATTATACGAACCAGTAGTCCTAGCGTTATAGGTAATAGTTTCTGCTAAGTCACCTACAGTAACAATAGCCGACTCTACAATCTTTCCTATTGATGCCTTTAATCCCATTAAGTTCTAACTACTGCTACCGTACCAAACTTAGCACGAGCATTAATAGTTCCCCAGCCTCTTAGCATTTCTTGAACAATAGAAGGCATAACACCAGCAGTATCAGTCTTATCAAAGGCTAATGAGATAGAGCCTACAGTCAAACTAGATAAACCCTTACCATCAGCATTACCAGTTGAGTTACTTGCTAATAAATGACGAGCAAATTCAATAGTAGCGTTCTTAACTGGTTCAGGTACGATTGTTGATGATACTGAATAACCGTCATCTAGAACATCACTCCTTCCCCACGCTAAAGCCTGTGAATCGGTTGTCTTAGTTCCAGACCAGTCTATTTTTTCATCTAATATACGAGTAGCCATTTTAAGGGCTTTCTCTTTATTGGCAGTAGTAGCACCTGTCCAATCAGTAGCGTATAAATGGTTATCGTGATATGTATCACCCTCTGCTACTGTAGCGTAACTATCAGCACTAGCACCATTAGCGGTTGCGTCAATTGCCATTATCTATATCCAGCGTCTTTGAATTTTGCTACATTGTTAATATGAACATTAGCCTTTAAGCCATCTTCTCTTGTCATTTCAACAAACTTACTTGGAGTTGCTTTTTTGACTACCTTTTTAATAGTCTTTTTAATACTTTCTTTTGGCATTTTATTCTCCGTTTTTAAATTAGGTGGGGTGGTCATAACTCCGCCCCAATTTGATATGATATTAAATATTAACCCATTAATAGAGCAATATTGTCAGACTTCCAAGCCTTAGTACCCCAAGTAGCGGCAACTTCAATCATCTGCTTACGGTAACCCTTGTAAACACGAATCTCGAACACTAAACCTGAATGTGTGTCTTGTACTAACATAGCATCATCTGCTGAGTCACCACCATTAGGAACAGCAGGTGCTCTCATTCCTAACTCAATAGCATTTTGGTTAAACATCACATTACCTGTGTAACTTGCACCAGTAGCGATAGTTTCATTATCAGCAATAATTACTTGACCGCCTGGGCTGTTAAGCACTAACGAAGAAGAAGTAGTTTGATTAGCAACAACATAGTTAGCACTTGAGCCTGAGAATGAAACAACATCACCAGCCGCACAATCAGTAGTTTGAGTGCCATCTACAGTAATTGTAGTATCGCCAACTGCAGTAACACCATTAACCACGTGGTCATCAGAACCCACAGTAGTATGTGCTACAACTTGAGCAGACTCTTTAATCATAACACCTTGTAAATCTAACAAAGTACCTTGACGCAACATAACATCTGAACCTGCTTGATTTACGCTTTGTAAAGAAGATAAGTTACGAAGATTAGTACCAGCCAAAGTATTCATCACTAGAGATAAACGACCATCATTAGTAGCACCACCATTGTCAACAATAATTTGTCTTGCCTGAGCAATAGTATTAAAGTTTGAAGCGAATGGAGTAGTACCAGCAGTACCAACAGCACGAGAAGCACCTTGATAAGCGGCAGTAGCCAAGTCTGATTCAATAGCATTAGTTAGGGTACGCATTGCTTGAGCAATTTGGTCGCCATAAACTGTTTCATAACCTGAACCATTATTTAGATGTTTGACATCTTCACCAGTCATTGGAATTTGAACTGCTTTAGCAGAACTCAAAGTCATAGTTGAACTTGTGATAGTTTGGTCATCACCTTGTGGGATTGTCATTGATTCAGCAATGTTATTAGCGGTTGCTGAAGCAGTGATAAACGAACGAATAGTATCGCCCTTTGCGGCTCTTTCTGAACCTGCGTTGATAGTAACTGAAGGGATAAAACCTACTAATTCACGACCAACTGTGTCTGCGGCTTTATAAATATCACCGGCTAGATTTGTTAAAGTATTTGCCATTATATTGACTCCTTATTTAATTTTAAATATTAGAGAGTCAAATGCCCCCTAATTGTTGTATCTACGCTGTAGAAAATTAGGCAACACCGTTGCTTGATTAACATCATAGCATAAAACAAAGTCGTGTCAAATACTAAATACAAAAAAAACCCTTCAATGAAGAAGGGCTAAAAAACTAACTTGAGGAGAGAGTATTTTTATTTATCTACAACTTTACCACCATCAATAGCGAATTTACTTCTGTCTTGTTGTGACATACTATTGAATACATCTCTTGATACTGTATTGCTTGTTCCATTAAAACTAGAACCGTGTTGTGAGCCACTACCAGTAGAAGTATTGAATAAATGAGGTGCTGATTCTGTTAAGCCCTTAACCCATTCATTAACACTCATAGGGTCGCTATTACCATTACCAAAGATTATGTTTCCATCTTTATCGTGAGGTACAGCCTGACCTTCTTTAACTGAGAAGATAGATTGTGAGCGTAATACAACATCATCAATAGCAGTATCAACCACACCAGCCTTAATTGCTGAATCTCTTACTGCGTTATCAATCAATAAATGTTCTAACTTCTTAGTCAGACTTGATTGCTCACCCTTCATACCTTCAAGGGCATTATTATGTTCTTCTCTCATTGACTTGGTACGCTCTTCTAATAATTCATCAATCTTGCCTTCATCAATAAGTTTCTTATCTTTCAAATCTCTGGCTTGTTGAATCATATCGTTATATGAATCTAAATCAATGCCATTAAACTTGCTTTCAAGTTCTTCTTGTTTCTTTAATAGGGTTACATTGTTAGAACGGAATTCGTCTAACTTTGTTTTAAGACTTCCATACTCTTCTTCTGAATATGTTTTTGTTTCTACTACTGCTTCACTCATTTTATTCTCCGAATAATTAAATTGTCACTGACATCTTTATTTTACATAAACTGCGTTATTTTTAAAGGTTTAATTTTGTTTCTAATTGACCAAGCGTTAATGGGTTTCCACTACCACTCACCATATCTGTTAATCCTAACTTGCCTTCTTTCCATAACTTATGTTTACCAGCACCCAAAGTCTTAATTTGAAATGCCTCACCTTTAGTCTTTAACCAGCCTTCATAATTTAACTTACCACTAACTTGACCATCCATACTGGCTCTTGTTG